AGAAATTATGCCACCAATTGATGGGTCTGAAGATTTGTCAAGATTATTAGGTGTTCATTTTAGAAAAGGTGAGCGAAAAATAAAGGAGCAAAGAGCCCTTTCTATCGGACAATTGCCAGAAGAGCGTAAAGTATCGGAAGCGGTTGTTGCGATTCCGTTTGTGGAAGATGAGAGTGGCAACAGAAAGTTCTTTAACATTCCAAAGAACGAGGTATATAAGGCTGTCCAGAACGAGGGGTATCCAAATTACAAGAAAGCGTATATTGATACTGTTGAGGGACGAAGACTTAGACACGGTCGCGGTCGTAACAAGGGGACAACCACAGAAGTTGTGGCAAACCCCATATTATCCCGGACAAGCATTCAAACAATGGTAGGAAAGATGCTTAAATATGTTATTCCTCCAAAAATGAATTTCTTAAAATATAACAATGAGGAAGAAAAGTTTGTGCATCCATTTGCAATGTACATCTTTGAATTTGAGCATACTTTGTCTAAGTCAGACTTGGCATATATGTGGCAGAATCTCCCGCCAGATGTTGCATTGAACGACTTTCATAACAATGATGATGATACACTGCAAGCAGAATCTGTAGTTTCTCATGATTTGGGAGGCGCAACAGATCTCTTAGGTGGCAGCTTTAACAAAAATGTAAAATGGATGGTATTCAAAGTTAAACAAAGAGCTGAAACAAACTATTTTAAGAAGATATCACGAGACAAACTACCGGTCGGTCACCCTGAAAGGGAGTTATCCGTTGAAAACGATATTTTTGAATATGGATACAACTGGCCTTATGATTATTTCTCGTTGGTTGAACTAGTTAAAATTGATGCTGGAGTGTCTTTTGCGAAGGATAGGGACATAGTAGAACCCTTAACACCGGAACAGGCAGAACAAACCGCAAGAGCTGTTGCTGGATTGGTGCCACAAGAGAACGAAGAAGGGGAACAAGAGGTCGACTTCAAGAATTTGTTCCCAAAAGAGGATGAATAATGTCGTTTTTCAATAAAAAAGAAGAAGTGATGGAGGTTCAGCTTACTCAATACGGGAAGTATCTTCTTTCTAAGGGGCGATTTAAGCCAGAATTCTATGCCTTCTCAGATGACGAGGTTCTTTATGATGCGTCTTACGGAGAGAATGTGAATGAAACCGCAAAAACATCGTTTGAGAGGATACAGAACGACACAGTAAGGATGAGACCCTTGTACGAACACGAGGGAGCGGAAACTCGTGTCACCAGAACAAACAAGCATATTATGTTGGCAAATCTTTTTCGAAACATAGGAGCATCCCAAAAGAGGGTCGCTGGTAATCTTTATGGGAAAGACTATGTCAACGACACCGCAATGGTTCCGGATGATAGGAAGTTGATGAGAAACATCCTAGGGAATTCAGAGGTGGGCAACAAATACGCTCCTGCATGGTGCGTTTATAGCTTGAATGATCAAGAATTTGAGAGCCCGATACAATTAAGCTCTTCTGGTCCCAACATAGGAATGAGAAGACCACAGATAAACTTGATTGTTGATTATAACATGGAGGCTGAAAAGGTAGAAGTCGGAGATACCATAACAATGAATGAATACTTTGAGCAGGACGGTATGGGTCAAGTTCTAGGATTTGTTGACGGATATGAATTAACTATTGATACTGAGAGTATCACTTTAGAAGTATTAGAAAAGAATGTTTCCACTTCTGATGATAAATTCGATGTTGAATTTTTTTTGGTTGAGGATGAGGAAGAGTTTCTAGAAGGAACAACAACGGTAAAGGAAGAAAAACTTTTATCATTAAAGGTGGATGCCAACTTTGATTCAACCATGAGAGACGAGTTATCGACATATGTAGAGGTTTTGTTTGATGAGCATGCTGGGCTGGGCATACCAGAAGATTTTGAAGGAGAAACTTTTTATGGACACATCGGAATAGAAGACGAGCAGGTGTGTGACTAATGTCTAGAGTAGATTTTTCAAAAGATGACATTATCGGAGATTTCTTGCCAAACGTGGGAATACGTAGAATCACGCTAGAGTCTGCTTCAGAAGAAGACATGGCAGTAATGGTAGACTTGGTCATCGACGACGTACTGGACGAAGATATCAAAAACGCCACCGCAAAAGCAGTTGATGAAGATTTAACTGTAGTCCGTCGTCAAATGGGTCGCGGCCGCCACGCAAGAAATATTGTAGTGGGGTCCAAATCATCCATGTCTGTAATAGACGAGGCTTTAAAGGTTTGTGTTGTGGTGGCAACAAGCGAAGCAGCGAATATAGTGATAAAAAGACTTTTTTCTCGCCGAGGTCAGGTGGCAAATTTTCAAGATCGCTTAAGGCAGATTACGTTAAGAGGGCTTGAATATTTGGAATCCTCCATCGCCCAAGCGATGCAGGGATTGGCGAATCGACGGCAGGACATTTTTTTCTTTCAAGATGGTGCCAAACCAACCGGCGCAGAACAATATTATGCAGCCGCAGCAGATCATCTCAAGGAATACGATGTTAATGGAAACGAAGTGCACAAGCTTTATAAGACCTTTTCATTACCAGAAATAGGGAACAACATTAATAGTTTGCATATTTATGCGTTCACGTTTATGGATTTCAATATTTTTGACCTGGAGATGGACCCAAGCGAGATGACCTTTTTGAATAACATGTATGGAAAATTGTCGTATAACAAGGTAATAGAGAACGGTTCACTAAATCCTCACAGTATGGTCTTGCTTGATTCAAGAGGCACTCCTTGGTCTGGTCCCTATCACGTCATGCAGGACGGGTCCTATATGAAGGGGAGGTTTCATGAAGCAGATGCTGGAGACCCAGAACAATATCTAACGAGCATTATGGTTCCCAACATCAAGGTTCAGGACTTTAGAAGGTTTCAGAGATCGGAAAAAGACATGTATTTGCCAAAAACTTTGCCTAGTTTTCTGCAGGAGAACAAGAGAACGAAATATCTTGATGACATTCGAGCAAATCAGTTTAATGCAAGAGCAGAGATAGATCACGATCCTATCACTGGTCATGTTAGTCTTGAGTTTTTGGTAGACCAAGAGCAGATATTTGTTAACAATTCTAAATATGGACATCTTTATAGCAATTTGCCCAATCGTTCAAAATACAAGATAATGCGCTCTAGAGATTATTTTAGATTGACTAACTTAAAAATTGTTAGAAGAAGAATGACCAAAAGAGACCTTGGAGTTAATAGACTGGGATTCGGAGCGAAAGACGTGTTCGACAGAGAAACACCAGAATTTATAGTTGTCCAATCTGGTGAAAGGTCCTCGACTACCGAGCGCGCCAGCACATTTGATACAAACGACTTGTTGGTTCCTCACGAATCTAAAAACGGTTCAGTTTCGGATGAGCCCTTCGGTACATTGGCTTGGGAATCTTACGGGTTCTTAACATCTTGGTTCCAAAATTCTCCTAGAACTCCTTTACCCATTGCCAATGACGGAATGCCACCATTTCCTTTTTATAGAAACTTTATAGGGACAGACGAGTCTCTGGCAAGCGTGTATGACGGGGTGTATCAGTATGGCATTGAGTTATCATATGAAGACGGACTAGAGAAATATTTACAGGAGATTCTTATTGTTCTCAGAGACCAAACAAAGCAACTAGAGAGATATTACAATGAATGTTCTATCCCAGTTACTACGTCCAAATATTTTAGTAGATCCGGACTCTCTAGTCCGACTTCGGATGAGTTATATCCGGACTATAGAGAGAAAAACGTTGAACGAACAGAAAGCAGGGGAAACTACAACCACATAACAAGAACCTTCGATCCTGCTTTTGTAAATTCTGCCAGACAAAGATATAGTTTCGTGGAAATGGCAAGGGCATACTTTGAAGCAGTTAACGTTGTGTACGCTGACGCAATTTTTAGGATTGGAAATCTAAATCCTAGTGATTCTCCGAGGTTATCTGGATTTAATCTCGACAATGTTGTAGCACTACTGAGACCTGAGAACTCTCGGCCGGAACAAATATTGGAGATTTTAAGATCATTCCAGGAATTACACGGATTACTGGAAGACATTTTAGACATAGATTTAATAAAAGACGCTTCCAATGTTAGGTTGACCCCATCGGAAGCAGGGTCTGCAGGTAGAAACCCCAGGATAATGAGGGTTAAGAAGTGGTTTTCCGAAGCGGATGACTTTGTAAGTGCCGATTTAAGATATTTACCAGTTGCAGCCCCAGGAATTTTTGATCTTATAGGGAAAGCTACACAGATATCTGCTGTGGACGATGCTTCTGTTTTCGGGACGGACCTCGTGGGCAATACAGGCATAAGAGATTTGGGCCCCGATGTAGGCGACCTCGCAGCCGATGTGGAATTGCTTGACCAATTCACCGGACCGGGACCAGTGGAATATGAGATGGAGGACAGAACTGCGGTTACAACTGAGAAGGTAAGACTGGCTGCGGGAGGAAAGAATTACAGAGGTCGCCGCCGCCGTCGAGGGTCTCATCGCGTTACCAGCGAGCAGGTAAAAGAAATGTGGTTTCTGGAGGAAGATAAATTCGGGATTGACGCCGAATCGGATGGAAAAAAATTTAACAACGCACCAGCTGCTTTTACTATGAATTCATACAAGATGGGCAAAAACCAACCCACCTTTACTTTTGGGACTGGAACAGAAAATGGAGCAGAAGAGGACTTTATAATACAATATGAAAAGAAGTCATCCCGCCGCGGCGCACGCGGTAGAAAGAGGCGGTCTTCTGGAATTAGTGGAAAGCAGCTTGATATTATAGACAAGCACGTAGAATATACTCTTATTAATAAGAAGAAGAATGATAGTGGTAATTCAAATTTCTCTTCATGGAGGACCGGACCACCCAAACCGATGAAAAACAAGGGAATCTCCGCTGCGGTCAACCAATCAATCTTGGACAAGATGGAAAAAAAGTTGAATATTGAATTAGTAACGGAAAATAATGGGGCGTACTTTGTAAGAAATCTTGACGAAATTATGGAGTCTAATAAGCGGAGTTTAGCGGATAAAATTCAAGACAGCATGAAGGTTCTTTGTGACGCAGTGGCGATTGAGGATAAAAACTTAATAGAGTTTATTCCGGACTTCTCCCCCGAGTCGGCTCCAGAGTTTGAGATTACGGATAGGGCGGTTATAATAACAGAGATGGTAAGAAAAGCATCAGTTGCTATGAGTGACAAATCGGAGATGGAGTCTAGGCAGATTAGGATTCCAAAAATAGAGAAAATTTTGTCCAATAAGCCGTCTGTGCTGAAGACAGATGAGGAAAAAAACACCTTTAATCCGCCGGTTCAAATAAAGAAGTTGGCGGATGGAATAAAGCCAATTGGTGCAACAAACTTTAAGGCATCCAATACTTTGTTTGGAACGGTGCAGAAGATAAAGAAATTAGATGGATTTACAAAGGATGCATCGGGTAAACCGATCCTGTCAGCCCCCAAGTACAGGGATGTAAAGGTTTCGGAGGTTAAGGCAGGTCTCCCGCCTGGAAAATATAAGCTAGAAACGTTTGAGGATTCTAAATTGGGAATAGAGAAACCACCGGTCTCTACCGGCAAGAAGTTCTTTACAGTTGAGAAGCCCACCAACATTGAATCTAAATCAAAAAAGAAGATTCCGAAAGCTAAATCAAACTTTGAACAAATAGAGAAGATGGCAAGAGATGTGGCACCATCTGGAATTAAGAGCAAGTCCGGACAAGTGATAAAGACGGGGTCTAAGATTCGTGCATCCAAGACTCCCATCGCGAATAAGAAAAAGGGAAGAAAAGGAAAGGTGAAGTTAGGAAAGTCTACCCCTCCTAGCCCCTTTAAGTCTTCTAGGGCAGCACCAGCGATTACAGGAAGGGCGGCAGCTCCTCTTCGTGCTGCACCTGCAGGCGTTCCAGCGATGTCTCCGATGTCATTACCCTCCCCAGGCGGCGGCGGGAAGGGGTACTAAGGAGTATGAATAATGTCTGAAGAAAATAACAACGGAAACAACAACTCTTGTGATCCGCCAGCGTATTGTCCTCCATGGCGTGCAGGTTGCACGCCGAGTCCTGGTTATATGGATGACCCACGGAATCACGTAGAACCTCTTCCGCCTGAGCCCACTCCGAATGAGCCGGTTGAAATAGAAAGGATCCATCCAGCTTTGTTCTACGCCCAGCCTGAAGCAGACTTTGAAGAAATAGAAGAGGACCACGCTGGACATAATTTTTCTGCCGGGAAAAGCAAGTGGCTAATAGACCCAAATCTTCTTCCTGGTAATCAACATGACCCAGTCATTAGGTTCTTNCCGTTAAGTCAGGACCCTTTAGCCAACAACTCTTTCCCGGCAAACGTCCCCGCGCAAGATATGGTACACGAAGATTCTCACGGACCTGTAGATACCTTTAGGTATGTAAGTGGCAAATTTTGGCTCCACCGTGGCCACGGCGAGGGGATACAACCTTCTCATTGGCGAAGAGGGCTCGTTTGGAATGGTAAGCCAGAATTCTCATATTATAATTCTTCAAACACTTTGTGCAAGGGGTCCGGACACACTTTAAGCAAAGCTGATCCAAATGATGTCAGAGTCCTCCCTCAAGAAGAGTGGTTAAACTCTGATTTAGTGTTAAGTTCTTTCACCAGCTGGAGAGAGACAGAGGGGGGATTAGACCTTCCAATTTTTCATGAGTCGTTTAAAATTACATTCCCGCCACATCCTGAACCAGGAGGGTTTACCTCGTGGAAGTGGAGAGATTACATGTACGGATTAGCAGGACATCTTTCAGAACTTGGTACATTGAGTCGTGCTGACAGTCTAGAGTTTGCCCGCAATAATACTAGTACTGATGCCAGGTTCTTGCCATCTGGTCCGGATTCTTTGCTTACTTGGGGCAGTTGGGCTCGCGCATCGTATACAAAAAATTTATTTCCTGTAATTCCTTTTTTTGGAGAGTATAATCTCTATGACCGACCCTACGCCGATGTTTTTGGTGATCCGTCTTTTCGCCCCCCTCAAGTAGGTGGATCTGTGTTTTTCGATCACGCTACAAACATCCCGGACTTCATGACAAAGGAAGAGCTGGAGAAGACAAATTATAATCCGGGACTGTATTCGGATGTAAGAGGGGTTTATAATTTTTATGATTGTGTATATGAGGACTTGATTTCTCCCAACTACGAAGAAAATCGTCTTCCCAATTATTATAGAATGAGACCTGAAAAGAGGGACAAAAGGAATGCCACCACAGAGGAGTACTCCCGAAAAAACATTGCAGAAAGCACGACGGGGGATGAGGGGAATAGACAGCAGGAAATTATCCGTCGCAAAGCAATAGAAAATTACGGAGTATTCGACCCAATTGGTCATCCTGTCGTTAATACGTGGGATGTTTTTGAAAATCCAGGTCTGGAAGAATATAAGACAATCTATGATGAACGCGGTGTTTTTCCGATGTACGCGGAAATTGAATTTACATCTAACGAAAAATCTTTGTTTGTAGAATCTCTAGAGATGGGATCAGAAAAGAATTTCATGAGAGAAATAATGGTCCCTCTTGCAAGGACTTCTGATGGTGCCGGTGAACCGATGGACAGGCAATTAATAAATAATCTACCAATGAAGGTTGTTACACAATTCTTGGGCGGGGGCACTTCGCAAGAGGAAGAAGAGCGCGCTAGAACATGGAATATAGGATCTTTATCCGCCGACACAACAGTCTCTATGTCGGATGTTTTTAAGCACAATGTCCGGTCTATGTCTCTGGAGGCGTGGATGCAGTGGTTGAGCCAAGAGGAAGAAGCGGCACAAGAGCAAGAAGATGTGGCGTTGTCACCGCAGGATAGATTTAGAAGCTTGATTGGTAAAATCGTTATAAAATCTAGGATTAAGCAAATAATTGAACAAACTTATAGAGAGAAGTTTACGCAAGTATTAAACGGAAAACCAGCACATTCCGAGATATTGGCATATAGGGTAGAAAAACTTGTGAATGGCACTCCAATACAGAATTTCTTTTTCGCAACAAACAATGATGTGGAGATAGTCAGGTATTTAGACAGTCAGGTTGAATATGGGAAACAATATTCTTATAAGGTTCACGCCATATCTCTAGTGGTAGGAACAAAATATGCGTATGTTGATTGTATGACAGCCGCCGCAGTTGAGAATTTCTATAATCAATCCCGTGACCCCCGTAGAATTTCAGAAATGTTTTTCGGAGTTATGCACAAACCAAGCGTCCTCGTCGTGGAGGTCCCGATGCAAGAAAGAAGTGTAACAATCATTGACAAGCCCCCTATACCTCCGGATGTTAACATAATCCCATTCAAGGGTGTTAAAAACAGAATATTATTTAATTTGAATGGCACAACCGGGGAAATGGCTGCAAACCCCGTGATATTAGAAGAGGATGATTATGACCAGTTTCGTACTGTCGTGGGATCTCAGTATCCGTCCGGCCGCTTTTGGCGCGGAAGACGGCACATTATAAGGGATCAAATAGTTCACTTTCGAAACGACGATCCAGTTAAAGTATTCGAAATTTTTAGGACGGACGAAGAACCCACTTCGTGGGAGTCATTCTTTGATAAGAAAATACAGAGGATAGAATCAGAGGCCACAAATGCTTCGCATGTTGACGTGATAAGTCCGAATAAAAAATATTATTATGCATTTAGAACAGAAGATATCCACGGTCATCCATCCAACCCTTCTCACATTTATCAGGTGGAATTGGTGGCTGATGATGAGATGACGTTCTTGAAGATGGATATTTTCAATTTTAAAGAAGAGATTGAACCTAGAAAGATGTCCTTTGACCATAAAATAGAAATCTCACCATCGTCCTTGCAAAGGGTGCTTCCGATGCCATCGAACGGCAGTTTAGAAACTTGGGATGCAGAAGGTCAACCAGTTGGGGATGTTGGTACTGCCGAAAATCCACGCGAAACATTGTGGGGTAAGCAGTTTAAATGTCGAATAACGTCGCGCTCTACGGGCAAACAAATTGATATAAACTTTAAATTTAAAAAGAAGTATACTAAAATAGAAGAAGAAATTCAGAATAATGTAGATATTAATAATAAATGTTAGGTTTTCTTTTTTATTGAATCCTAATTAGATAGTAGAATAGTAAGGAGTAAAAAATATGGCTTTTCTTGATAATTCCGGAGATATTATATTAGATGCAGTGTTAACGGATACTGGACGCTTCCGGATGGCAAGAGGGGATTTCAAAATAACAAAGTTTGCGCTTGGTGACGACGAAGTAGATTATTCCCTTTATAATAGAAATCACCCAAGCGGGTCCTCTTATTACGATTTAGAAATCTTAAAAACACCGGTATTAGAATCTTTTACGAACAATACTTCTCTCATGAAGTCAAAACTCATGACCATCACCAATACTAACATACTTCATTTACCGATCTTGAAACTATCCGACGGCGGGTACAAGGGTACCGCAGCAGAACTGCTTTTTTCAAAACTAGCAAACATCGGAACGTATGTTGTGACTGTGGACTCAAATACTGAGGACTCTGATACTTCGCTAAAGGAGCCAGATGTTAACGGGAAGGGCGTGCTTTTAGGTGCTCTGCGCGGCGGCGGACCCAATTACATTGCAGTTGAAACAGGGCTGGATACATTGAAGATTCCGCCTTCGTTGGATGTCCCCGCCAATTTGCAAGAAACACAATTTATAATAGAGATGGATGATAGGCTTGGGTCTTTAACGGGACCTCCGTTTTCTCCTAGTCAAGGAGCATCTCTACCTGCTTCATTTATAGATGATGACCAGATTGCCAGCTATTACATTAGTGCAAACTCAGGGATGGATTCTGGAGGGCTAATACGAAATCGTTATGATACTCGCCGCGGCACTGAAGAGCGCGGGAGCCCAACCGCACATAGAATCCGCGGTCCTAGAGGAAGAGTGTTAAACTTCAGAGTAAAACCCAGTATAAACCTAACAACTTCGACATATCTTTTCGAAAAGTTGGGGAGCACATTTACTCAAACGGCAGATGACGCCCCACTCACCGGATTCAGAAGTGGTAAGACGTATTATTATATTGACTCATACGTGAGAGTTACGGCGGCAACGACTGGGTATTCTATCGACATACCAGTTCGATATATAAAGAAACAAGGAACAACTTAATACAAGGATTATAAGATGGCTACAACTTTCAAGACATTTCTCAACAGCGATATCGTAACAACAAAGACTCTACTTCATGAGGCTATTCCCATTACTGGTGCGATAGTGTCAGGGACATACAACAGGGACGGGAGTCTTGGGACAGAATTAAATATTAAAAATTATTCCCATAAGATGTTCCAGTCTGTTTATGATTATCCATATCTGAGTTCTTCTGCGAATCATATATTCGACATTACTGCTGGTTACTCTACTGGCTCTGTCCTGTCTGGAAACGTTAAGCAAGTAGCCAGAACCGATCAAGAAAAGAAGATTCAAATTTATAATCAGATGGCACAAGTTTTGATGGGTCACGATAAAGACGGAAACATTAGAGCATTTGACCAAGACGGCGATGTAACCGGCAACCCAAAGACAGGAAAGATTCACGAAGCGTTTTTCGTTAATTTCGCTCGCCTTCTCACAAAGGATGAGATAAAGAAGGGGTCCTTCAATATGAAGATAGGTGTTTCGCCTCATTACGGAAATCCTGCTTCTCCTGAAGAAACTCACGGCGACTTGCGAAAATATGCTGGACGGTATATTACAATCGCAGACACCAACGCTGCTAACGAATATAGAATCAACTCACCAGCGGGTGAATACGGCATACTATCAGCCTCTTCTGGCGGTACTGCTAACGCTATAGTCGCCCCAATTGCGCACGGTTTGACGACCGGTTCAAGCCACCCAACTTTGCCAGGAAACATTGGTTTGATATTTTATCAAGCAGGCATAGCCGTATTAGATGCTAGAATGTTTGCTAGAGCAAGCCACGACGGCGGCGGACCCGCTGGAGTCAGGCAGGTGACGGCTTCATCCGGAGTAGTCTATCACTTGACAGGCGGCATACTTAACTCTGCTAGCTGTATGATGCATAGGCAAATCGCAGATTCTGCCACGAGTGACATAACAGCATTGGCTCACTCTGATGTCTATTCTCTATTTACAGGATCTTCCATTCAAACAGCTTGTGATTCTTTGCGACATAGAATACTTAATGTCTCATTTAATAACTCTACAGAGCTTAACTCAACAGTGTATTTCTGTAGAGCACATCACAATGAATTCAACTACAGCTCTAACCCAACTTATTTAACGGAGAGTCAAGTCAGGGTCAAGAATGTTCCAAGCGACATGCCTGTAAGTTACATTACTACAGTTGGATTGTACTCGCCAGATAACGAATTGTTAGCGGCGGCAAAGGTCTCAGAACCTTTGAGAAAAGATCCGACCAACGAACTAACTTTAAGAGTTAGGTTGGATTATTAAAGTGATATGCCATATTATAGATTCAAATCAGGAGATTTGCTCTACAATAGGATAAAGACCTTTCCTCAACAAAACTTTGTAATCTTTGATTCAAAGGTTTATATAAGCGGGTTTAAAAATTCTAAAGCAAAATTCAACAACGTCAATGCAACAACTCAGGGGTACCTAAGTCTTTATGAGCTGAACGTCGATAGAGCCATCGACCAGTCTGGAGCCCCTCCGGGTAGCGGATCTATCTTTCCTTTTGTGACAAAGGGGGGAGCAAGAACAGCGTTTAGGACGATAAGCACCAGCGAATTTGACAGTCTAGACCAATATTCTTATGGAGATACTATAAAGGGCAAGTACCCTTTGACATCTAGTATTAAAAGAACATACTTTGCGTCAGTTGGTGCTTCAACTGTTGATGTAACTGAGGATATTGGCTCGTTTAAAAAGCTTACCGGTAATAGAAAATATATTACAGCGTTGAAAAACACTTTTGATAAGTATACTCACTTAAGCGAGCATTATGCTTTCAACACTTCGTCTACAAACTTAAAGGGCGTCAATTGGGATAAGGGAACCCAGGAAATGTCCCTTATTGAGATTCCATCTATTTTTTATGGATCCTCGATAAAGAAGGGGTCGGTAGCTCTTAAATTCTACGTAACGGGAACATTGGCCGCCGAACTAAGAGACACGAAAAGAAATGGAGAACTTATACAGGTATCGGGAACGTATAACGCCTCGACTGATGATGGTAAGGTGGCAGGAGTTGTGTTATATAACGAAGGGTTTTTGGCACTAACTGGGTCCTGGGACATCAACGATGCTTTCACGGACAAATATATAGGCAGCGATTCTTATACCCCAAAATGGAAATACTTTGGAGTTGGAACAAATGATGGCACTGCCGCAGGAGTTTTGACCGGGTCAACTTTTGTAATCGATTTCGAAGGAGTGAATTACGTTCCAACAATAACAATGTTAACACACGCGCCAAAAGGGGTTCTAAACAATTCTTCTAACCCAACATACATTAAAAAAGGACAGCATACTAATCCCTCTACTTCAAGTGTTCACTTCGAAGAATACGATAAGGTGGAAATAAAAAATCTAGAACATACTCCGTATTCAGATCCAACCGGATCATTTAAAAAGCAAACATATATATCGAAGATCGGAATATATGATGAAAATAGAAATCTTATCGCTATAGCAAAATTAGCGAACCCCGTCAGAAAGACTGAGGACCGAGAATATACTTTTAAAATAAAGCTAGATTTTTAAAATGTCCGCCAAGCATCGGCAAGAGTTCGAATTGCTAATATTGCAGGCCAGATATCTCAGAGCACAATTAGAAGTAGACAAAAAAACCTATGAAGAGTCCCAAAAATCTTTTTCTGAATCTTTTAATCAACGAGTGAAAGAGATATTAACAAAGGAACAGAGAGAGAGTTTAGAAAAAGTATCAAAGAAGAAGGAAATTAAAAAAGAAAAAGTACCCAATGATAAAATTAAGCAAGAAAGAAAGGTACATCATCCGGAAAGTATAAAGAAGATCTATAAGGGAATAGCGAGAAGATCACACCCCGACAAGCTTGTAAACATTCCAGAAGTGGAAGCAAATATCAAAAAACAATTATTTAGAGAAGCACAGAGTGCAATGGAGAAACAGGACTTTTTGAATTTATTTGATATTGCAAGAGTCTTGGATGTTGAACTACCAGAACCAGAAGAAGGTCAAATCGACACGCTCGAAAAGAACATAAAAGACATAAAAAATGAAATAAAACAAATAAAAGAGACATCAGCTTGGCATTGGTATCACTCTTTGGATGAAAAAAAGGATGAAATTATGGTAAGATATATACAGCATGTATATGAAAGTCACATAAAATGATATTAGGATTAGATGTTTCTACGAGTATAACGGGGGCGACCCTTCTAGACGAAAATGGCGAGATAGTTTTTTGTGAGGCTTGGGATATGAGGGACAAGAAGCGTTTTAAGGATTTGTTTGATAAGGCGAGCGGTATCCGTTTGTGGCTCTTGGAGATAGCACTCAGACATAAAGTGAAAAAGATATACATAGAAGAACCGTTCATGTTTTTTAACTCTGGTGGGTCTTCCGCTAAAACAATGTCAACTTTGCAGACATTCAACGGGATGGTTTCTTGGGCAGCGTTTAGAATGCTAGGTGTGAAGCCAGAATATTTCAAGGCAACAGCTGCAAGGAAAATATGTGGCATTAAGGTTTCTCGCGGAGAGAAGGCAAAAGAAAAAGTATTGAAGTTTATCCTTGACAACATACCTGATTTTGAGGTAGAATATACTAAGTTTAATAATCCAAAGCCCGGTGTTTATGACCGAGCAGATAGTTGGGTTATCGCAAAATCGGGACTAATCACGTGGAAAGAGAAAAACTCGGAATCTTAAAAGATATCCTTGGCAGGTACTACCAGTCGGGGTCAGAACATCTTTTTAAATGCCCTAAATGCCAACATGAAAAGAGAAAACTTTCCATTAACTTAGACAAGGGTGTTTTTAAGTGTTGGGTCTGTGATTATTCTGGACTCAAAATAGCAAATCTTGTTAAAAGATATGGAACCCTGTCCAGTCATTCGAAGTGGGCTGAGATAGACGGTAGTGTTGATATTTCGTCTTTCGAAGATTTATTCCTTTCACCAGCCGTCCCAGAGAGGGATGAGGTTTCTCTTCCGGAATCTTTCGTTACTTTAACGGGTCGTGACAAATCATTTAATTCTAGGCACGCGCACTCTTATTTAAGATCTCGTGGCATAACAAGGAAGGACATTTTGAGATGGAAGATAGGGTATTGCCCCGACGGAGAATATTCGGGCAGGATCTGCATTCCTTCCTTTGATGAGAGCGGTGATTTAAATTACTTTATAGCCAGGTCATACGGGAAGCAATTTCCCAAATATAAGAACCCGCCAGTAAGTCGTGATATCGTATTCAACGACTTGTATGTAGATTGGGATGCTCCTATAGTGTTAGTGGAGGGTGTCTTTGATGCAATTGTAGCAGACAATGCTGTCCCCATATTGGGCTCGACTCTCAAAGAAGGTTCAGCGTTGTTTGAGAAAATCGTGAGGAATAAGGCGACGGTATATATGGCTCTAGACCCGGATGCAGCAGAGAAAGAGAAAAGAATAATTAATTCTCTTCTGGAATATGATATAAAGGTACATAAGATAGACGTTTCTCCTTATGAAGATGTTGGAAGCATGACAAAAGCAGAATTCGACAGGAGAAAGAAAGAATCTACCATTATTGATTCGATACACTATTTATATCAGTGTTTAAAGTTTTAGGGAGGCTACTACAATATGGAAATTACTAAAGGAAAATTAAAGAAAATAATTCGTGAAGAAGTAGAACGAATGACCATCGCGGAAGAAGCCACCGTCGGAAAAGAAATGGCTGACAATCTTATCCAAGAATTCAAAAACCTACCTTTGAGTGACCAACGAGTTTTCTTATCTAGATTTGTTAAATTTCTAAATCAAGAAAACATTTGACTTCCTTGTCAAAGTATACTATAATATAAGTTAAGAAGCATTGGAGGTTACATGCGTTTTGCGCATATTGCGGACACACACATCAGGAATCTGAAATATCATTTTGAATATCGAGAAATTTTTAAGCAACTTTATTCTTCCCTAAAGGAAGAAAACGTCGATTATATTATTCATTGCGGCGATATCGCTCATACGAAGACACAAATATCACCAGAATTTGTTGATCTGTGCCGTGATTTCTTTGAGAATTTAAGCAATATTGCTCCGACTTATATAATTTTAGGGAATCATGACGGCAATTTACGTAATAGTAGTAGGCAAGATGCTTTAACTCCGATTGTTAAAGCATTAAAATCTCCCAATCTTCACCTAATTAAGAATGCCAGAGAAGTTGTTTTGGATGAGAATTTTTGTTTAAATATTCTTTCTGTTTTTGATGAGGAAAATTGGATAAAACCGACGAATACTGAAATGATTAATATTGCTCTTTATCATGGGGCGATAGATAAGTCTAAGACTGACTTAGACTGGACATTGGGGGGTGATCATGATATTGGGATCTTTGATAATTTTGATTTCGCTTTGCTTGGCGATATCCACAAGACGCAGAATCTAGACAAGGAGGGTCGTGTATGGTATGCTGGATCAACAGTCCAGCAGAACTTTGGAGAATCACTAGATAAGGGATATTTACTTTGGGACATCGAAGATAAAGAAACGTTTACTACACGTCATATTGCATTTGATAATCCAAAGCCGTTCATTACCATTCCTCTTACCAAGAAGGGCAATTTGCCTAGAAAGATAAGCGTTCCGTCTGGAGCACGTTTAAGAATCGTTTCTGATAATAATGTTTCTTTGGATAAGATGAGAAAAGCGGTAGAAATCATTAAGTACAGACACAATCCAGAATCTGTGACCTATCTTAACCGCGCCGCTGGGCAAAAGATATCTTTAGAATCTGCTTCGGGATTTGCGAAGAAGGACCTGAGAGACATAAAGACACAAGAGGACTTAATAAAGGATTATCTTAAAGATTTTCAAGTTTCAGAAGAAGTGTTAAACAGGGTGCTGGACTTAAACTCAAAGTATAATAAAGATATTGAACGCCAAGAAGACACTTATCGCAATATAAGCTGGAGTTTAAAGTCGCTTGAATGGGATCATCTCTTTAATTACGGCGAAGGTAACAGGATAGATTTTTCGAAATTAGAGGGTATTGTTGGGATTTTTGGAAAAAACTTTTCAGGCAAGTCGTCAATTGTTGATTCTCTCTTGTACGCTCTTTACAATTCTTCTTCGAAGTCTGTTCGTAAAAATCTTAACATTATTAACCAAAATAAGGACAAGTGCTTATCACGCGCCACTCTAGAGATTGATAACACGATTTATTCTGCTGAAAGAACATCTGAGAAGTATATTAAAAAACTTAAGGGCGAAGAAACCTTGGAAGCTAAAACAAATTTAGAATTTAGTTCTGTGGATTTGCTGGGAAACGTAACAAGCTTGAACGGCACATCCCGCCAGGATACCGACAAGAATGTTAGAAAATATTTTGGGTCAATTGATGATTTTTTGCTGACATCTATGTCAAGCCAACTGGACTCTCTTGCGTTTATAAACGAGGGGTCTACAAAAAGAAAAGAAATTTTAGCGAAGTTCCTTGACTTGGAGATATTTGAAAAGAAATTTAAGATGGCAAAAGAGGATAGCTCTCTGACTAAAGGTGCTCTTAAAAAGCTAGAAGATATAGATTATGAATCTTTGATAGAGGAAGTAAAGAATAAGATTATCAAAAGTGAACTAGCGATTGTTAGGAATAAGGCAATTTGCGAGACCCTCCAAGAAGACACCGCAGATATGGGGGAAGAAATAAAGTCTTTGCAGGAAAAGATAGATTCTGTACCGGCGGAAATAATTGATATTGTTTCTTTGAAGGAGAAAATAAGAAATAAAAAAAGTAATATTAAAAGTATTTCAAATAACCAAAATATTAAGGAGGAAAAGCTAAAGGATGATCAATCACTTTATTTAAAAATGGAAGATTTTTTGAAGGACTTTGATATTGCTGAATGTTTGGAGCAAAAGGACCTTTACGAAGAAAAGGAAGAGCAGCTCTCTAATTTTCTTTCGGAGATGAAGCGGAAGTCGGAAAAGCTGAACACATATCACGACAAAGAGAGACTCTTACAGGAGGTTCCATGTGGTTCTGAGTACTCTCATTGTAAGTTTATAAAGGATGCTTACAAGGCGATTGATTTAATACAGATTTCGCAAAGAAGCATAAAGGATACTTCTATTAGCATTAATAACACAGGCGCAGAGATAAGAAAGATTGATTATAAGAAGATNGAAGAGCATATTGACAAATACAATCAGCTTTTAGACAAGAAAAACATTACTGCGAATAGAATGGCAGATTTGCAAGTCGAAATGGCCAAAGGCAAAACTGCCCTAATCCAGGCAAATGTTTTTTTGAAAGATCTTTTGGAAAAGGAAAAAGATTACGAAGACAATCGCGAGGTGATTGAAAATTTAGAAATTCTAATAAAAAAGAGAAACGAAATTAAAAGGTCCCTCTCCAAAAAGGAGAAGGAATATAAAGAATGTTATGAGGATACCTTGTCTTTTCACAAATCTCACGGCTCTCTAGAGGAAAGATTAAAACTATTAGGCGAACAACAGGCGGAATACAAAACGTTAGCAACAGACTTTGCAGCTTATGATCTTCTTATGACTTGTTCTCATGCAAACGGTATTTCGTATGATATTATTAAGGAGCGGCTACCCATCATAAATCAGGAGATCGCTAAAATATTAACTAATATTGTTGAGTTTGAGATTTTTATTCAAAACGATGATAAAAAGTTGGATATCTTCATAAAGCATCCAAAACACGACCCGCGACCATTAGAAATGGGCTCCGGAGCTGAAAAGACGATTGCTTCAATGGCTATTCGTTTAGCTTTCTTAACTGTGTCGAGTTTACCAAAATCGGACCTATTTATATTAGACGAACCTGGTACTGCTTTGGATGAAGAGAACATGGAAGGATTTGTCAGGATTCTAGATATGGTTAAGGGGTATTTTAAAACTGTGCTTCTCATTTCCCATCTGGATACCCTCAAAGACTGTGTGGACATGCAAATAAGTATCGAGAGAAAATCTGGTTTTGCTCATGTCAACGTATAGGAGGGTATCATGGTGACACAGATAAAGGCTTTCGCGGATAAATATACAGAAAAATTTATATCTAGAAAATTTCTTGCTTGGGTAACGGCAACAGTATTGTGTGCTTATGGTGTGGTTACTAGTGATAACTGGACAGCGATCACTCTAGCATACATAGGGACTCAAGCTTTGGTAGATATGGCCGTTCAGTGGAAACATGGACCTGGTGGTGACAATGGCAGCGTTATTTAAACTAAAAAAGGTTTGGGTGTGGTTAAAAACCTATTGGGTTGTTCCCCTCTTGGTCGCTTGGTCTATATTGGTTTGGGTACTCGCAAGAAAGGATTTCAATGCTGCGAAAGAGGTTATGGAGGCTAGATCGAAGTCTTATGAGGACCAAATCTCGGCGATTAAAGATGCCCATAACAAGGAAATTATTAAGAGAGACGACCTCATCAGCGAATACAACGAGACAATCTCTAAAATTGAAAAGGAATTTGCAAAGAGGGAAAAGACCCTTAAGAAAGATCACGAAAGGGTGGTGAGAGAAATGATTGTAAAGTCTAAAAGTAACCCGGAAGTGATTAAAGAAATGATTGAAAAGGAGTTCGGTTTTGAAAATATTGAATAAGATAATAGTATGTCTTCTAATCTCTGCTCTGGTGTTTCCTGTGTGTGCCCAGCCGGTCGAAGGCGTAGTGGGCAGTTACATCTACATCCCGCCCGGGGGGAAGCTTCCAGTAAACTTTCCAGATGCCGACTCGGGTGCTTGGTGTTACGACGACGAAGCAAATATGGTCTTGTTGACTGCTGCTTCTAGGGCGAAGGCTAGGTGCGAGTTGGTGTCAGAATTAAAAATCACACAGGAAAAAGCAAAATTTAATTTAAAGATAGAGCTTTTGAAAGCTCATATAATATCATTGAAAGAATCTCACGAGCAAGTTTTGTTTGCTTTAAAAGAAGAAAATCTTAAGCTTGGCAAAATCGCAATGGACAGACCGACCAACAAGGGAATGTGGTATGCTGCGGGAGGTTTCGTTACCGGAGTTGCCATCACTATAGTTATTAGTTGGGTTGCAATAGATTTAAAAGCGAGTTTCTAAAATGAGCGATGATCCGAATTACGTCGCAAAGTTAGAAAAGGCTATAAGTGAAAAATACGGCGAAGAAGCAATTCAGAATCCAAAGAAGTTATGGAACAAGGAAAAGGAACAAAAATATCTGAAGGATTTAAAAGAATTTTATTCACGAGAAACAGAGAAAAGAGAATCAGAGAGACAGCGCACAGAAGGTGGCATTTTAATCTCTAAAAGAATTCTAGAAAAAGAGAGCAATAGAGAGTGTCCCGTGTGTGTAAAATATTCTTTTGCAATGAAAGACGACCTTTATATGAGCAAGTTTCAATGTTGTTTTGATTGCTACATTCACTACGTTGAAGGACGTGAAGCACGATGGAGGTCAGGTTGGCGTCCGGATAAGAATACTATGGCAATTATGAAATGAAACTACTATTTAGTATAAAGCGAGGATTTTAAATGGCTACTATATTAAACATCATAAACGGTATATCTCAAGTATGCTCAAACACACATGACGGCGCGACTGACTCCGACGGCAATCGTGTTGAGTTGGGTCTTAAAAGAGAAGAGGGCGACCCGATAATTGATTCTAGAGTTATGGATGGGTTTTCTGTGCGGTTTTATGGGGATAAAATCTGCGTCTCATATCAGTGTGACCCTAAACTAAAAGATGTCCACAAGAATAATTTTGAGTCTAATATCGAATCAATGATAAATGACGTTGTCAAATTTATTAAAAAGGAATATAAAAAGTTGACCAAAAACACTCTTTCTTTAACGGAGGAAGGCGAAATAGATGTTCTTGTACAATACATCTCCAGCGTTAGAACAACCGTCACTGCTAAGAAGCACTACAAAATAGGCGGCAATCCACTGAGGGGTCAGGACGGCGCAAAAGACGGAAGTAAGGATCGTCTAGACGACACTTTTAAGAAGTTTCTTGAACTTGGTAAAAAGAGCCCCCGCGCCAAGAACGATAAATCTAAAAAAGATAATTATAAACCATTCGATCCGTTTAATATGGAAACTGGTGCTAGAAACAAAAATCTAAAGTAGGAAAATGTCTTTCCAGTTAACCAAGAAGGAAATAATGCGGGAGATTGTTAAGTGTGGCAAGGATCCTGTTTATTTCATTAATAGCTACGCTCGCATTACCCATCCACAAAAAGGGCTAATTCCGTTTCATTTATATGATTTTCAAGAAGATTTGGTTGAGGACTTCCTAGACAATCGTTTTAACGTCATTTTAAAAGCCAGACAATTAGGAATATCTACAATAACTGCTGCTTATGTCGTTTGGATGATGCTCTTCCATAGAGAAAAGAACGTTCTCGTTATCGCAACTAAATTCTCAACTGCATCCAATTTAGTGAAAAAAGTTAAAAATATTTTAAAAAATATACCAGAATGGTTAACTATCGCACACGTTACAATTGACAACAGAACTTCTTTTGAGTTGTCAAACGGGTCTCAAATAAAGGCATCTTCAACTAGTGGTGACGCTGGACGGTCAGAGGCTCTTTCTTTATTGGTTGTAGATGAGGCCGCTCACGTAGACGGATTAGACGATCTTTGGACTGGGCTGTATCCCACTCTTTCTACTGGCGGCCGCTGTATCGCCCTATCAACACCAAATGGTGTTGGCAATTGGTTTCACAAAGCTTATATGGAGGCGGAGCAGTCAATCAACGATTTTAAATCAACTAAACTTCCGTGGGATAGGCACCCGGATAGAGATAGAACGTGGTTTGAAAAAGAAACGAGAAATATGTCCAGACGCGAAATCGCACAAGAATTAGAATGTAATTTTAATATGTCTGGAGAGACTGTCTTTCATGGAGAGGACATTGCCTGGGTAGAAAACATGGTAAGAGAACCCAAGTATAGAACTGGGTTTGATAGAAATTATTGGATTTGGGAAGAGTATAAGCACGATAGTGATTATATGATAAGTGCCGATGTGGCACGAGGTGATGGAAGAGACTATTCAGTTTTTCATCTTATTAAGTTGGCGACAATGGAGATCATCGCAGAATATCAGGGAAAAGTAACGCCCGATGTCTTTTCAGATGTTTTGTTGAATGCTGGAAAAGAGTACGGCAGCTGCATGATAACAGTGGAAAACAATTCGGTAGGATATTCTGTTTTAGAGAAGCTTAGAGAAAAGAATTATCCCAATATTTACCACTCGATAAAATCTACCCATGAATACATAGACCAGATACAGGCAGAAAATAAATCAAATGCCGTCGCAGGATTCACCACTTCTTCTAAAACTAGACCATTAGTTATCGCTAAGATGGAGGAATTCGTAAGGAACAAACTAATTAAAATATATTCTGCGCGTCTTCTTAATGAAATGAAGACTTTTATATGGAATAACGGCAAACCTGAAGCAATGAGAAGCTATAATGATGATCTGGTTATGGCATGCTCAATTGGTTGTTGGATAAGGGATACTGCATTGGTGGAAAATCAGAGAAACACGGAATATAAAAAAGCTTGTCTGGATTCTATGATTGTAACGAATTCTAGACTGGATACTACAATTCCAGGTCAAAATAGCTATAAAAATAAGAGCATATTTGATAAAATAGAGAAAACAAAGAGTCAATACGAACAATTTCCGTGGCTCTTCAAAGGATAAATTAAATGGCCAGAAAAAACAAAAATACAAAAAATCCTGTAAATAGCCAAAACGAACTTTTTAAGAAGTTAACAAAATTGTTATCTGGACCGCTAGTAACTTACAGAACACAAACTGCCAGAAGATTAAGAAGAAGACAACTAGATAAGTACTCTCGCAGATTTCGCTCTGCCAGTGGGCAACAATTCAAAAAGACGGAATACAACCCTTTCGATAACTTGATGGCGAACGTCATGCAAAATCAAAATCGTTTGGAGCGATATGTTGATTTTGACCAAATGGAATACACACCAGAGATTGCTTCAGCTTTGGATATATATGCCGACGAGATGACGACATCTACCAACTTGCAACCGCTACTCACTATTGATTGCCCTAATGACGAGATAAAAAGTATTTTAGATTCTTTGTATCACAATATATTAAATTTGGAATTTAATTTATTTGGTTGGTGTCGCACAATGTGCAAGTATGGGGACTTTTTCTTATATTTGGATATGGATGAAACCATTGGTATCCAAAGTGTTATTGGTTTGCCGACCCAAGAAGTAGAAAGGCTAGAAGGGGAAGACAAAACTAATCCAAATTACGTCCAGTTTCAGTGGAATTCCGCAGGAATGACTTTTGAGAATTGGCAAATGGCACATTTCAGAATATTGGGAAATGATAAGCACGCTCCATATGGGACTTCTGCACTAGAACCCGCACGAAGAATCTGGCGTCAATTAACCCTCTTGGAAGACGCAATGATGGCCTATCGCATTGTTAGATCGCCCGAACGAAGAGTTTTTTATATCGATGTCGGCAGTATACCGCCACAGGACGTAGAGCAATATATGCAAAAGGTCATGACTCAGATGAAGAGGAACCAAGTCGTCGATCCAAACACCGGTCGTGTCGACCTCCGCTATAATCCGATGTCTGTAGACGAAGATTATTTCATTCCAGTGCGAGGGGATGCTTCTTCTCGGGTTGAGAGTTTGCCTGGTGGGACATATACGGGAGACATTGATGATGTTAAGTACTTAAGAGACAAGTTATTTTCAGCATTGAAGATCCCGCCATCTTATCTTTCACAAACCGAAGGGTCCGAAGAAGATAAAACAACTTTGGCTCAAAAAGATATTAGATTCGCGAGAACCGTCAACAGGCTGCAGAGGTCTGTTATAACTGAGCTTGAAAAAATTGGAATAGTGCACCTTTATATACTGGGATATCGCGGAGAAGATTTAACATCGTTTTCTTTGAAGCTAGCAAATCCATCAAAGATAGCAGAATTGCAAGAGCTAGAGCACTGGAAGGTTAAGTTCGAAACTGCTTCTGGAGCAACTGAAGGATTCTTTAGCAAGAGGTGGATAGCCACGAAGGTGTTCAATCTTTCTGAAGAAGAATTCATCAGGAATCAACGTGAAATGTTTTATGATCGTAAATTTGAGGCTGCGCTAGAAACAGCTGGAGAAATGGAACAGGCAGAAATAATGCCGTCAACCGGAATGGATGATATAGAGGGTTCCGAATTCGAACCTGGCGGTGAGGGATCACCCGGGTTGGAGCCAGAACTTGGAGGTGAAGAAGGCGGCGAAGAGCCCCCAGAAGATGACTCCATGTTGTTAGCGGCTCCTGGTAAAAGAGACGACGACATCTGGACAGACAAGAGAGGTAGAACGAAGTCGGATCGTAGAAAAGAGTATGCTAAGACCGCGTCTAAGGTCGATAAGAGACCCTCTGGCGCACGTAAACGCTCTTACAAGGGTCAGTACGCAGGAGAGGTGGCTTCGTCGACTAGAAGGAACACCTTGAAGGGTTTTGATAGTTTAGCAGGGTTGACTTCATTATCTAGGGGCATTTACGAAGAACAGGAATCTACTTATGATAGGGAAGAAATTTTAATCACAGAAATTAATTCTGATGTGAGGAAACTGATTCAAGATCTTGAAAAGAGGGGAAAGAATGAGACTAAAACACAATAAGAAAAGAAACACCGCATTTGTTTACGAGGCACTTGTTCGAGAGTTGACAAAAAGTGCTATCAAGAACGATAAAAATAAAATGAAGATAATAAAGGGGATAATTAAAGAGCACTTTGCGAAAGATTCTTCTTTGAAGCAAGAGCTTAAGGTTTTTAAGCCACTTTATGAAACTCATGGACTGGAAAGAGACTTAGCAGAGAAGATGATCATTGAAGCGAAAATTGCGTATTCCAAGATAAGCAAAAAAGAAGTGTTCAGAGAGCAGAGTTCTCTCATCAGGGTGATAAACAAGACTTTGGGTACTTCTGTTTTCGCTAATTTTGTTCCAAATTACAAGAACCTGGCCAGTATTTATTCGATGTTTAATGACTCTATCGGAATCAAGGACAAGGTTCTCTTGGAAGGGAAGGTTGTTGAGGCATTGACAAAAGAGCCCGAGAAAAAAGAAACAAAGGATCCCATAGATAACCTAGTTTATAAGTCTTTCGTGAAAAGATTTAATGAAAGGTACCAAAACAAGCTCAATGAGAGTCAAAAAACGTTGTTGACAAAGTACGTCACATCTTTTGTAGATGGCGGACTAGAGTTAAAAATCATCATGAATGAAGAGATAGGGACTCTTAAGGAAAAAATACGCTCCATGGAGAGCCATTCGGCAGTTTCTTCTGATAAAGAAATGGAAGCCAAAACAGGAAAGGTTTTGAGCCTTTTAGAGAGCTATAGAGACAAAGAGATCGACATAGTGATGATCGAAGAGGTGCTGAAAATACAAAGTTTAGTAGAAGAGTTAGAAAGAGATGACGGTTAAAATAAAAATAGTCCCTACTGAAGGAGTATCGGAAACAGCCCCTTCAGGCAACATAAAAATACAAATAATTGCAGAAGAACCCGACGCTGTATCTGTAGAGTTAATTGCTCGCCGAGCATTGAACGGGGATATCATGATATTCGATCATGATTTGGTAGATATAGTGATATCTCCAGCAAAAAGCAAAATAACAACATTCCCAAAGAAGCTAATGGAAAGGGAAGTTTATCCTGTTCAGGATAGGTTTTATAGATTCTTGAGAACAAAGGGTGTAATAGACCCTTCGAGTGTCCAATCGGGTAACGTGNTCTCTTCAATGGAAGCTAAAATTTATGATTCTATTTTAGAGGGTATAGACTCGGTCCAAAGTGCTATTTTCGCGACTAGTCTGTTTCTAAGAGAGGAAGAACCCGATATTAAGGCTCGCAAGCATCTAAACTACGATATGATGACTCATATGCTCGACCCTGACGAAGAAGACAGCACAGAGCTGGGAGAAGTACCCCATTCAGATAGTAAGGGATCTCTGGATCATCGTGTTAGACCGTATGGTTACCAATACATGTATTCAATTCTTAGAGAAAGCGAGGATAAGTGAATCTACTATATTTTGTGCTTTGTTCTTACGGGTTAACACAAATTCTGGTATATGCAAAAATACTGGACAAGCTCCGCCCCACTAGGGGATTTATGAAGGAACTCATATCTTGCCCTATGTGTGTGGGTTTCTGGGTGGGCGTTCTTTTATGGGCTCTAAACGGTTACACAACACTATTTACTTTTGATAATTATCTTGTTACTGGTATGCTCCTGGGCTGTCTCAGTTCTGGAACAAGTTACGTTTTGAATATGTTATTTGGCGACGATGGAGTTAGGTTAGATCATAAGGGAATCAAGATTCAAACGCGCTCATTAAATCGCAATAACGGCGTGCGCACTAGGAGGTAGACTGTGAAACCGTTTGTCACTATAAGGTGGTATATCCGCCCAGTAGCTAATTGTTGCAAGGGATCCTGGTCGAAGCGGGTGGCCCCCGCACAAGGAGAGACATGAAACTATTGAGAGAATATTATGAACTTTGTGAAGGTGGCATATGCCAAGACCTTCTTACGGAAGATGAAAAACGCCGCGTCGCCGATGGTGCTATAATTCTATCGGGCGTTATGCAAATGGCCGAAACCAAGAACCATAACGATAGAGTTTATTCCAAGTCCATCTTAGAGAGAGAAGTAAATAATTATCGCAAGATGGTAGAAGAGAGAAGAGCATTGGGCGAGCTGGACCACCCTGACACCTCAGTTGTAAACTTGATAAATGTTTCGCACCTGGTGACAAATATATATATGGATGGTAACAAGTGTATGGGAAAGATAGAAGTCCTCGACACTCCTTCTGGCAACATTCTTCGAAATCTTGTTCAAAATCGCATCCCTCTTGGTATTTCTTCTAGAGGAATGGGTTCGACAAGGCAGGAGAATGGGTTAACGATAGTGGAAGACGATTTTCAATTGATTTGTTTTGATATGGTTTCTGATCCTTCGACACCTGGTGCCTTTATGGTGACAGAAGCCAAAGAAAGATCAAATATTTTTACAAAAGCTGATAAGATTAACAGATTGCTGAACAGCATCATTAAAGAGTAAATTATGAAGAAGAGCGAATTAAGAGAAATACTCAAACCGTTGATTAAACAATGCATAAAGGAAGTCATCTTCGAAGAGGGGGTGCTGTCTGGTATAATCACGGAAGTTGTAGGTGGGCTTACAACGCCTCAAGCTCAACCAATTGTTGAGTCGAGAACAAGTGACGGGATGTTAGAAGAGAGAAAAAGCAAAAAGATAAAAGAAACAAAGAAGAAATTATTTGCAGCGATATCAAAGGACGCTTATAACGGAGTAGATGTTTTCGAAAGTACAGAGCCGCTGTCCAAAGGTGGGTCTGTCGGAGGTTCTCCCACCCCATCGAGTCCGCTATCTTCCTATGCCCCTGGTGACCCCGGGGTTAATATAGACGGACTTTTGTCGGTCGCCGGAAAAGCGTGGACAAAGTTATTATGAAAGTGAGGGCGTAATGTCAAAAGGACCAATTCATGTGTTAGTCGAAGCGAATACTAGGTATGCTAGTGAAAACGAAAGATTAATCAAGAAGTTTTGTAGAAAAGTTAAGAAAAATGGGATTTTGGATTTAGTTAGGAAAAGAAGATTTTTTGAAAAGCCTTCAGTTAAGAGAAAGAGAAAACGTGAGAGAAAGTTAAAAGTTTCTCGCGAAATAACAAACAAGCATAATGCTAAGTTTAATAATTAAGGAGTTAAAAGATGGCACAAAGTACAAGTTCGGGATTTCATACCCATGCAAGTTGGGGTAGAACCCGCAGACCAAAGAATGTAAACGGCGCAAGCAGTACTACACATATTACTAGCACTACCGCATATTTTACAGAAAATCAAAGATTCTTACATCTTGTTTGTGATGGTACCGCTAACATTACCAAGGTAGAGGTTTATTATCACGGCACAGGTGTGTGGTCCGAGTTGGTTGAAGCGGTAGACGCCGACGGCGGGCCGGGCTCTGGCACCCAGTCCATTATCGTCGCTGCAGCCATGACTAGAATAATTGAGATTGCAGGTGTTGATAAAATCAGGGTAACTGTTGCCAATGATGGTTCTGAAGGGAACAGGGCTTACGCCTTGCTTTCAACTTTTTAAGGAGACTATCATGGCAAGGTCTAATATTAAAAAATCATCAGATTACATAATCAAAACTTTTGACGTAAAACGTCAATACACCCCGATAGCCACAAAACAGGGAGCAGACACAAAAGAAAATCTGCAGCCACCCCCATTTATACTGGGTTTCAGGGGCGTTCCAACAATCCGCATCCGCACTAAAGCAGAGTAATATAATTTCCTGTCATTTAACAAATTTAAATACTAATTACTTTTGAGAAATATTTCTACTTTTTAAGGGGTAAATGTATGTCATCCATGTTAGAACAAGCGATAGTTGATGCGAAAGCACTCAAAGAATCAGCAATCAAAAATGCAGAAGCAATAGTTGTTGAAAGATACTCAGATCAAATAAAGGAAGCGGTTTCTGCTTTGCTAGAGCAGGAAGAAGATCCCTTCGCAGAAGAAGACGAATTTGCGGAGGATTCTCCTGTTGAACCAGATATGGAGGCAGCGACAGATCCTTCTTTGGCTCAGGTCCCGCCTGCACTCGAAGAAGACCTTCCTGATTCTGCCGGACCGGTAAGCGACACCGACATCGTTCAATTGGATTTGGATGGTCTCCGACAACAGATAGACAATTTGGAATCTGAAACTGGACAGGACGCATCGGATGTTCTCGCACCTGATCAGGTTTCTCACGAAACGGTGGCTCAAAACCTTGAACCTGCTGTAGCAGCTGCTCCCGAAGCAGTTTCTCCTTTGACTGAAGAGTCGGAAGAGATAGACGAGGAAATGGATATTGAGATTGATGAATCCTTGTTGGAAGATATATTAGAAAGAATCAAAGTCGACATCGATCCCAAGATGAGCGGCTGCGCCGGTACACCGCAGAGTCAGATGGAAGAGTATGCTGATATGGCTCTCGCCCAAGAAAGTGATGATGAAGTCAAAGAAGAAAACGAAGCCTTAAGGTCGAGACTCAAAGAATTAGAAGAATCCCTTAAGAAAAACACAGATCAAAAAGAAAAACTTGCTGAAGAAAATAGCAAGTTTATGGAAGCAGTAATGATTTTAAAAGAGAAGGTTGATATGGTAAATGTTTCAAATGCGAAACTCTTGTATATCAACAAGGCACTTGAAAATTCCTCCCTGAATGAGCGACAAAAAAGAAAGATTGTCGAAGCGATTTCTAAGGCCGAATCGACTAAGGAAGCGAAGGTTATTTATGAAACACTTCAAAGCACCGTGGGAAGTACAGAAAAACGTTCTGTGCCGAAATCACTTAGCGAAGCAGTTAATAGAAATTCTTCATTGCTTATTCACTCGCAACGAAATAGGGAAAAAGATTCTACAGACCCCTTTTCAGCGCGACTTCAGCGTTTGGCTGGAATTAAAAAAACATAGGAGGTTACTATAAATGTCTGTTTTACAAAAATTAACTGAAGGCATTATTCAACGCGATGTCTCTAGAGAGGGCGCAGCTATTCTCAACAAGTGGGAAAAGACTGGTCTTTTAGAGGGTCTCGGTAATGATGGTGCTAAAAATAATATGGCGGTTCTTCTTGAGAACCAAGCCAAGGAGCTTCTACGTGAGGCTTCTTCAATGGCAGCTGGCGATGTCGAAGGCTTCGCAGCAGTTGCTTTTCCAATCGTTCGTCGAGTATTCGGTGGATTGATTGCTAATGATCTAGTCTCGGTACAGCCGATGAGCCTACCAAGTGGTCTCATCTTCTTCCTTGACTTTACGCATACTCACGAGAAGGCTGGTGTCTCCCCCGGTGAGTCGGTTTATGGCGGCAACGTCATCGGTCGTCAAATCACTGGTGGTGTGAATCTTGCTCCGTCAGACCGCACCGGTCCTGGTGGG